CATTACAGGATACGTGAATTAATGGGGATTTTTCGGGTAACTATCCAATAGAACGTAGATAATCTGGACCGTGTAGCGTTGAGTGGTAGAGTTTTGAATTTTTCTTGAAAACTACTCTATAAAAAACCAGATGTGAACTGCTTTTATTTCAAATTAAATAACAAAATCAACAAAAGATCATGATTGAAATTGTAAATGGCCGCGTATTCGTTGACGGAAAAGAAACAGTAGACCCAACACTTATTGGATATGCAGTTCTTGATTTTGCCGAAACTCAAGAACACGATTCTTTGAAAATTGTATTAAAAGAGGAAGATGTTTTTATTGAATCATTTGCTTAAGTACAATGACAATTGCAAACAACTTTAACATAGAAGATATTGTGTATTTAAAACATGATATTGAGCAACATCCAAGGATGATAATTGAAATACACATCCGAAAGCATGATGTTATTTATATGGTTCAATCCGGATTAGATATTTCACATCACCACGACTTCGAATTATCTCAAACTAAAATTATTTTCTAATGAATATCATCAACAAAACAACATTGAAAATCAAAAGATGGTTGCTGCTTCGGTTATTGCATAAAAAAGTAATAAAAGCCAGAACTGAAAAACGTATTCAAGAATATAACGATTTGATTTATCAGTTTAGATTAATCCAGGAAAAGAAAAGCAAATTGAGCAGCCGTAAAAGAAAAGATGTTGAAAACGAAATCAAGCATTTAATCAGTATCGGACATATAAAAGTAAACTAATGGCACATGTTCTTATAATTGGAGGGCGTAGTCACAGTAAAAACGAAGCTATTAAAGCCGTTTTAAGCAAAATAGGAATAGAGGCGACAGTAGTTGGTTTCGGTAATCTTCAATTAGCATTTGAAGAAGCTAGTTTGGCCAATGTTAATGCAAAAAAAAGCATGGATGATATTGCTTTGTTAGCTACAAAAATTAATTCGATGGCTATTTATGAAGAGCCTAAAAGCAAATTCATTTCAAATCCAAAAAATAATTTTAGAAAGATATAATCCATGAGAGAAGAAAAATCAGAAAGAATTCGAGAAAACGATGCTATACCTGCATTTAAGCCTTCTTTGACCAGAAAGCAAAAAAGAGCAATCGAAAGAGCTGCTTTAAAAATGTCCGGAGTTAAACGTAAATATCAATAAGATGAAGCCATTAAAATTCAAAGAAGCAACTGTAGAGTTAAAAAAGCCATCATCAATGACAGATGAAGAATGTGGATCGTTACATATTTTTCAAGATGAAAATACAAACACCTGTATTTCATTATGGACTGTTCCATTTTTGGGAAAGATTAAAATTCTTATTTCATGGTCATATTTGGCTTGGTGTTCTTTCAGGAAAAACTCAACCTCCGGTTTGGTTATATTGTAAAAAAACTGTTTTTATTAAGCAAAAATAAATATTTTATGAAGTCAAATAACCTCACCATAAAACAAGAAGCATTCTGTCAGGCGTACATACGTTTGGGGGATAAATCAGCGGCTTATCGTGAGGCTTATTCGGCTAAAAATATGAAAGCTGAATCTATAAATAGAAAAGCTTTTGAATTATTTAATAACGGCAAGATTACGGCAAGGATTGAATTTTTGAGATCTGAAATTCAAGTAGACAACAAAGCAACTATTTCAGAGATTGTAAATACTCTTTCTGACATGTTGAGGTTTGATGTTGCAGATCTTTACGATTCTAATGGCAACTTAAAAAACATTCATTCAATTCCTAAAAAAGCTAGATTGATGATTGCTCAATTGGAAACAGATGAAATCAGAGTTAGAAACGAATCAATTGGCCAAGTAAAAAAAGTAAAGGTGTTTGACAAAATGCAAGCAGTTGAAAAACTGATGAAACATCTAGGCGGTTATGAAAAAGACAATGCCCAAAAAACGCCTATTGTAAAAACCAAGATTATTTGGGGAGGAAAGGAGATTGAAGTATAATGAATCTTTCGCCTAAACAATCAGAGGCAATGCAAGCCGTTGAAAGTGAAAAATACAATTTTATCACATTTGGTGGCGCAATTCGTGGGGGAAAGTCTGTTTGGGGACTTACCGGACTTTTGATATTGTGTACTGTTTATCCTGGCTCCAGATGGTGTGTGATTCGTGAGGACATGGAGAAGATAAGAACCACTACGATACCATCATTTAAAAAGATTGAGCCTAGTGGAGTATTGAGACAATCTCCTTACGAATATACACATCCAAACGGATCTGTTATTTTATTTAAATCTGAAAATTATTCTCAGGACAAGGATTTAGACTGGATGAAGGGTTTGGAGGTTAATGGTTTTCTTTTTGAGGAAATAAATGAATGCCAGCAACAAACATTAAACAAAGCTTTTGAAAGAGCCGGAAGCTGGGTAATACCTCACACAGATAATCAACCAAATCCATTAATAATGGCAACTTGTAATCCTACATTTGGATGGTTTAAAGATCTTGTGTATGACAGGTGGAAAAACGGAACATTGCCTGTTAAATGGCTTTACATTCCAGCAAAAATTACTGATAATGTAGATGAAAATGGTAAATCTAACTTATCTGCAGCTTATCTGGAAAGTTTGAATAATATGCCAAAATTCGAATACATGGTTTATGTTGAAGGGAATTGGGATATTCAAATAAAAACAGGTGGTGAGTTTTATAAAGAATTTGAAATCAATGTCCATGTTAAGCATACAACTTATAATCCTGATTTACCTCTTCATATAAGCTGGGATGATAATGTGAATCCTTATTTGCCTTGTGGAATATTTCAAATTGAAGGTAAAGACATCAGGATGATTGATGAAATAGCTGGAGTCACGCCAAATAACACAGTAAAAGCAGTTTGTTATGAAATAATAAGGAAATATAAAAATCATGGATCTGGAATGTTTATTTATGGCGATGCCACGGCAAATAAACAAGATACAAAGCTTGAAAAAGGATATAATTTTTACTCCATTATAATGGATTATTTGAAAGAATTCAAACCTGTAAATAGAGTTTTAAGCTCTAATCCAAGTGTTGTAATGAGAGGTAACTGGATTAACACTGTTTTGGAAGTTGAGTTAAACGGAATAAGCGTAACAATTGGAGAGAATTGCAAAAAAACTATCACTGACTTTGTTTCACTTAAGGAAGCTCCGGACGGTTCTAAGTTAAAAGAAATGGAAACGGATCCTAAAACAAAAGCTCGTTTTCAAAAGGTGGGACACTTTACTGATTTATTTGATTATCTAATTTGCACAGCGTTCCGAGATGATTATTTATTGTACTTAAACAAACCAAAAGAAGTTGTTTACGAAATGACAGAAGAGGAAATCAAAAACTTAAACTATTAATAAAACATACCATGGAAGAGTTATTAAAATTATTGTTGTCGGATCCTAAAAAGGCAATTTTATTGATTAAAAGCCAATCAAAAGATACTTCTACTATTGAAAAATATATCAAAGAATACAGGGATTTTGACAGGAACCAAAGAGATGGCCAACTTGAAAAGATTCAAATTGATAAGAATTTGCAATCTGGAGGAAAAGCAAAAATGGTTAAAATATTTCTAAACCATGCCCAAAACATTGTTGAAACACTTTCGGCTTTCATTATTGCAAAACCGGTTACACTTATTCCATCTGAAAATAATGATTTGGCCAAATTGATTAAACAAATTTGGAGAGTAAATAGAATTGATTCAAAACTGCTGGATTCAACCATTATAAAGCTTTCTCAAACTCAGGTTGCAATGCAGTTTTATATTACAGATAGTGGTGAAACATCTTTGTTAAATAAAGTGTTGGTATTCTTAAAAATGAAACCACAAGTGAAAGAAATAAAAGTCAAAGTTTTGGACAATACCAAAGGTGTTATGTCGCCTTATTTTGATGGAAGTGGAAATATGATCGCTTTTATGTGGGAATACAAAAATAAAATAGGCACAAAAGATGTAAATCATGTTCAAATTTGGGATGCTGAAAAACAATATTACCTAAATGATTTTAACGGAACTATGTCTTATGTTGGTAACCCGTTAGCCCATGGTTTTGATAGAATTCCAGTTGTTTATGACTCACAATCAGAGCCACAATGGTACACTGTTAAATCTCCAATAGACAGAAATGAGATTTCTATTTCAAAATTAGGTGATGCAAATGATTATTCCGGCCATCCTATTTTAGTAACTGAAGGTGTAGTTAAAGGAATGCCAAACAAAGAAGAAAGTGGAAAGGTTTTCAATATTCCAATTCAGATAGATCCTGAAACCAAAAAAGAAGTAAAAGGAAAGGTTTATTTTCTGGAAGCAAAAACCGCTCCAGAAGCAAATAAACTCGAAATGGATAAACTTGAAGATTATATTGCTTACGGATCCGGAGTTCCAAACCTATCTCTTGAAAAATTGAAATCATTGGGTAATGTTGCTGAAAAAACAGTGAAGTTGATGTTCCTGGCAACCGACATAAAAGCATCATTAAAGCAATCTGAAACACGTACTTTCATTGAAAGATGTTTGAATATTATTATTTCAGGAGTTACCAAAACAACTAACACAGCATTGGCAAAATTAGGACAATCACTTTATTACGATATCCAATTCAATTCAATACTTCCATCTGATATTGCTGAAACAGTTACTACTGTTACAACAGCAACTGGGGGTAAATCAGTAATGAGTCAAAAAACAGCAATTGGAATTTTGGATTTAGTTGATGATGTTGATGCTGAATTAGCATTGATTGAAGAGGAAAATAAAGTTACTAATGTGGTGCCTACAGCAGTTTAAAATTATAATTTGCACGTTTTATGTCTTCCGAGGTTAGGAGACTACTTTTAAAAAAAAGGATTATCTATCATATAACTTGCAAATTTTAACCACTCCTAACCGAGTGGTTTTTTTATGTTTAAATTTCTTATTTAGAATGATTCTAAATAATAATTATTTTTTATTACATTTGTTATCTAAATTATTAAGAAACAAATACTCACAACTATGGCAGTAGAAAAACAAAAAGTGATTGCAAGACTTAAGGCATTATTCCCTAAGGCTAACTTATCACTACAAAGGCTAGACGCAATTGCGGATAAACTTGCAAAAAAACCAGCAGATGATGCTGATGAAACGGCTATTGATGCAGTAATTAACGATTTCAACGATGTGTTAAGCATTGAAGATATTGCAAAGGGGGACGATAGAACTCGCACTCTTGAAGCAGAAAAAAAGAAAGCGGAAGAACTTGCAGCAAAGAAAAAGCCTAGTCCATCAAAAGAGGAAGAGGAAGAAGAAGTTGAAACCGAAGGTATGACAGCGTTTGAAAAAACTATGTTAAAAAAATTCGGAGAATTAAAATCTGACTTAGACAACATCAAATCTGGAAATGTCAAACAAAGCAAATTAGAGCAAGCAAAATCATTGCTTGAAAAATCAGAAGTTTTTAAAAAACTGGATGATGAAACTAAAGGCTTTATGTTGAAAAATGTTGAATTAGAGTCAGAAACACCATTCGAAGAACAGATAACTGGACTTGAAGGCTTGTTTTCTAAAATGATTCAAACAACTGCTGATGCAAATCAATATGCACCTGGAGCCGGTCAAGGTCTTCCAAGTAATGCAGTTGACGAAAAGTTAGTTGGTGATATTGTTGATTCAATGTAAATCGATTATTAATCAAAAAGTAAAAAATTATGTCGGATACAACCGCAAATTTAAACAATACCCCAATTGAAGTAGATACTACTATGGATAGCGTTGTTATCATAAAAGTAGATCACGACATTCCAGGAGGTAAAACACTAGATGTAACTGGCGTTACTGATGAAGTGTTGAAAGCTGGTAGAGTTATCGTCGAAGAGACTGCTACCAAAAAATTAAAACCTTTGAAAATAGTTGATGGAGATTACGAAAGTTTGCCGGGCGGCCATTCTTACAAAGGTGTTTTAATTGCTACCATTTTGCTTAAAAAACCATTTGCCTCTGTTATGTTGGCGGGTAATGTAAATGAGCAAGCTGCAATCAATTATGATTTGCCAGCATTCCCTTCAGGAGCGAAAACTGCTCTTACTCACATTTTATTCACTCAAGACTAATTTTTAAATTATGGAAAAATCATTATTCCCAGCGTGGGTGGATAAGTACTTTAAAACTTTCACTCAAAAGATTATTGAAAAACTAAACGGCTCAAAGAATCCTTTAGTTTATTGGCACAAAATGATGTTGAGAAAAGAATATTCTCCAACATTGAAATGGGGATCGTTATCCGTAAACGGTAACGTTGTTTCTGCCGATGTCGTTTCAATGGATTCAAGCTTACCTCTTAAAAAAAGAGATTCATTACGTAAAGCGGATGGAGATATTCCAAAGCTTGGTATGAAACTGTATTTGAATGAAACCACAATGAATGAATTAAACATTCTATTAGCTCAAGGTGGTCAGGATGCAGAGGTAATGCGTAAATTATTTGCCGATTCAGATAAGTGTATTTCTGGTATCTACGAAAGATTAGAATCAATGTTTTTACAAGCACTTTCAAGTGGATTAATTGTAATTACTGATGAAGATAATCCAGGTATCGGAATCCGTGTTGATTTTGGACATCCAGATGAAAACAAATACGGTGCTTCAATTATTTGGTCAGATGCAAATGCAAAACCAATTGACGATATTTCCAGAATAACTGGTCAAGCTCGTTTGAATGGTGATGTTATCAAGCATATATTAATGGATGTTGCCACTTGGAATAAGTTTAAAGTTAACGCTCAGGTTAAACAAGAATTTGCATTTTCATTAGGTTTCACAGGAACTAACATTCCAAATGTACCATCGGTAGTAAAAGCTAACGAGTTTTTAACTGCAAATTATGGAGTTGAAATTCATATCATTGATCGTCCAGTTATGGTTGAGAAAAATGGTAAAAGAAAATCAATTAATCCATGGGCCGAAAATGCCGTTGTCTTCTTAACTGAAATGATGGTAGGTACTTTAACTTATGGACGTTTAGCTGAAGAAACATTCGCTTCAAAAGCTGTTGATTATTCCAAAGTAGATGATTTCATATTGGTTTCAAAATACCATACAAATGATCCTATCAAAGAATTCACTTCATCTCAAGCTTTGGTTTTACCGGTAATCAATAATGTAGATTCAATTTACATTATGAATTGCGAAGAAGCTCAGCCAACAGAGGGTCAAACAGAGAATGATTCAACAATCACCATCTATGAAGATTCAACAGTTACAGTAGTTAATTTGGTTAACGCATTGAATAGTGTTAAATCTAAACCAGCTGCAACAACTGAGATGACAGATGTACAGTTGATCGATTTGGTTAATGCTTTAAGTAATGCCAAAGAAACTACATTGAAATCAATCCTTGCTATTCCAACGGTTAACGCCGGAGCAGATACAACTGCAAGTTCAGCAACAAAAGCATTATTGGGTACTGCAACAGCTGCAACTGGTAAAACAATTGCTTCTGTTCTTTGGTCTCAAGTTTCTGGACCAAATACAGCTGGATTCTCTGCTGCATCAGAATTAAGTACAAATGCTACTGGTTTAATCACTGGTACTTATGTATTCAAATTGACTGCAACGGATTCTGAAGGAACAATTGCAAGTGATACAGTTACAGTTGTAGCAACCGTAGCATAAAAACAGAAGTATATGTATAGCAGTCAAAGCATAGAATCACTATATACCAGAATTGGTTGGGAAAAGCCTTTAGACACTGATTTTGCAATCGAGTTAGATGAGGAGGTTCTAACCGCAGATTCAGAAAGAAAAGTTAACTCTTTTCACCAATTGGTAACAGTTGAGAATGTTTATGCTGCAGTTTCAGAAATAGATATGGAAGCCGAAGATTTCAACGGCTTCCTTTCTTCTGTTCGCGAACAATCAGTTCAGGAAATTTTGACATTGATTTTTGACCAACATACGTCTTATGACGATTCGTTTGATTATTCAAATGTTATCATTTCAAAACCTAGATTGTTTGATAATGCTATCGGATACTGCATTGTTATTAAAATGCTTGAACTTTTA